CAGTTGATGTACTTTCGCAACTAATTGCTGGCTGAGCACCCTTAATCTGGAGATACGAACTTGTTACATTGGATGTTTGGTTGATAAGCAAGTAGCCGGAGGAGTCGATACGCATACGCTCAGTAGGTGCAGCAGCATTTGATTTGGTTGATACAGCAAAATATCCAGCAGAGTTATCGCTTGTTGCGTTTTCTTTTGCGCCTTTTAAGACTGCGAAATTACTTGCGTCTGTTGTAAGACCTGTATTTCTAATGCGTCCACCAAGGGCAATAGTTGCTCCTACATCAGCCCCAATTGCTGTATTTGATTGAACAGTCAGAATACCAAGACCAGATGTAATTGTTTGATTTGCGCCAGTGATAATTGCTTCTTGAGGTGCATCACCAGATGTATTTTCTGTTCCATTGGTAACGCTTAACTTTGCTCTTGGCGAACTCGTCCCAATCCCCACATTTTGAGAACTATTTATATACACCGCATTGGTGCTATTGGTAGCAATGCCTACCGAGTTTGCAGCAGGGAGATATACCCCATTGGTGGGGACTGTTGAGCCTGTTGGTTCCACATCCGGTGTGGAGATGCCGTTTGTGCCGTCTAAAATTATTGCCATGTTTGTTCCTTATCTATACTACAGTCCACACCGAGCCTGTCGGTACGGTGACGGTGACGCCGCCATTGATGGTCATTGGGCCAGCACTCATGGCGTTACTTCCTGATGGGATTGAGTAGCTTGCCGTCACGGTCGCCGAGTTAACCACGATACCATTTGATGCCACGGTTGCCAGCGCCTGCAACTCGCCCGTAGAGGGCTTATAGAGCAGATTGGCGTTTGAGGTGTAGACAGTGGTCGCCGCCCCGCTGGTGGCGTTTGCAAACAGGGGGTATAGGTTGCTTGCGGTGCTGGTGTCGTTACTTAGCGTCGCACCACCAACAGAGTTCCACGCCGGGGATGAGCCGCTGTAGCCCTCAAACTGGTTGGTCGTGGTGTTGTAGCGCAACATACCAGTTGAGGGAGACCCGGGCTGCTGCCCAGTTGTCCCTTTGCTGATTTGCAACGCCCCGGTGGAGGTGAAAGATGAGTCAGCAGAAGCGGTCAACGAGCCAGTTACAGCGAGTGTTGTTCCGTTCCAAGTGAAGTTAGCAGACGCACCAAACACGCCGTTGTTGTTGAACTGAATCTGGGTGTTGGAGCCAGCAACGACACCAGTGCCGCCAGTGCCAGCAATGACTTTTACCGTGCCACCGTTATCTTTGTAGTACAGCTTGCCGTCGGTAATGTTGATCGCCAATTCACCGTTGGTGAGGTTTCCAGAGGTTGGGGCTGCTGCTGCCGTTGTGCTGTAGTACAGCGAAATGGGGGTATATCCACTCTGTGCCATGTTTATTCCTTAAAAAGTGCCGCCTTCGATGATTGCCCATTCAGGTGCTGATGCACCAGCGCGAAGGACACGCCCCTGTGCTCCAAGCGTAAGTTTAGACAATGTTGTCGCGCCGCTGGCGTAGACCGTATCACCAATGGTGTATGAAGAAATATTGGTGCCGCCTTGCGCTACGGCTAAAGTTCCAGAGGTCACCTGATTGGCGTTGATCGCAATAGGAACCGACGCAGCCGTGGTAATTTGGCCTTGATTGTTGACGCTGAATCCAGCAACTGAAGAAGCGGAGCCGTAAGAGGCTGAGGCAACGCCTGTGTTTGAGATGCTGAACTGTGTTCCAGTCAGCGTCAGCCCTGTTCCAGCGGAGTAGACCTGCGTTGAGCCGATCTGAGCGAATGTGATCGCCGTGGTGCCAAAAATGATCGTGCCGACCGTGGTGCAGGTGTAAGTCTCACCCGCCCCGGTGTTGCCAGCCTGCACGAAGAAAGTTGAGCCTTGATCTATTGCGTCTGGGCCGGGGCCATACGAGTCGGTGTCCGTTGAGCGGGTCAGCACCCAGTTTGTCGAGCCGTCACCAACTACGGTCACGGTATAGACGCCGTTCTCAAAGCCATTGGTCTGGTTGTAGATCAAAACCCGTTTGCCGACGGTCATCAAAACGCCGTCGATGGTCAGGGCAACCTGCATTCCTGCGTTGGTAAGAGTAGCCCCAACGCCAGCGGTGCCGTTGTTGTAAGTCGCGTTCAGATTACCAGCGGAGTCAGGGGATTCGACATAGACCGGATCGTGGTAGGTCGTGCCAATGGCAACGAGGTTATCCACATACTGCTTGGTCGCCAACTGAAAGTCGGTGGTCGGGTTCTGAGTCACCGTGACCGAAGTCAGGCCAGCAGGAGCCAATTCGGTAGCGCCAAGGGCGATGTTGCTCGTGCCAAGTGTTATCGAGGAATTGGTCAGTGACGAATTGCCGATGTTGCTTAGGGTGTTATTTGCGCCGCTGATGGTCTTATTGGTCAGCGTATCGGTTGTGGCGCGGCCTACAAGAGTGTCTGTGCTTGTGGGTAGGGTAAGGGTGCCAGTGTTGCTGATCTGCGCGATTACCGGGGTTGTGAGCGTCTTGTTGGTCAGCGTCTGTGTTCCGGTAAGGGTAACTACAGTCGAGTCGATGCCAATCGTTCTAGCGGCAGAGCCATCATAGGTAGAGCCAGAATTGAGCTGCAGCCCCGTGCCAACGGTTAATGGGTTCGTGGCCGTTGCGGTGATGGTTCCAGATGCACCAAGGGCAACAGTGACCCCATTGAAGGTCACTGAAGAGTTTGTCAGCGACGCATTTCCAATATTTGATAGCGTGTTGGCTGTTCCACTGATGGTCTTGTTGGTTAGCGTCTGAGTATCATTCAGCGTGGCAACTACAGTGTTGTCAATGCTAATCGTACCTGTAGTAGTGATTGGGCCACCCACAAGACCTGTTCCGGTTCCTACCGAGGTTACGCCAGTACCAGCCGCGATAGCGCCCCATGCGCCGTTTGCGTAGCCTTCAAATGTCCCGGTATCCGTGTTGTAGCGAAGCATCCCGTTTGTGCCAACTGGTTGCTGACCATTTGTGCCTTGCGGCAAGATCATGCCGCCAGTGCCGGGGATTGTAGGGTTTGCAGATATGCTGATAGTAGGATCACCGGAGCCGTTGCCGTTTGCAACATCGATCTCGTTTGCCGTGCCATAGATTTGACGCCCAGCAATAGTTGACCCACCCACCACAGCCAGCATCCCGGTGCCACCTATGCTGGCAAGCGCCGAAGCCAAGCCAGTCAAAGCGAAAGTAGGATTACCAGATATGCCATCGCCATCGGTAACGCCAAGACCTGCGCCTGATGCTTGCAGTGTGCGATTTGTGACGGTATTTGAAGCGGTCTTGACAATCACACCATTACCGGCAGCTTCCAAAGAACCAGAAGCGCCATTAAGGGTGATTTGTAATGTACTTTGCGCACCACCATCTACCAATCCCACACCCGTGCCACTAGATAAGGCACGTGAATTGGGTAGTGTGGGCTCTTGATTAAGCGTCAAGAACGTTTGTGCTTGACTAGGTGAACCTGCAACAGCGCTTGTAGTTGTACGTACAGTAACTCCATTTTGCACAACTGGAATAAGCTCGGCCCCTGTTAAAGGTTGCGCGGCAGGTAATTGAGTGATAGTGACGTTTGCCATTATGATCCTGTCGATATCCCGTCAAGGTTGCCATTACTTTCAGGAGTTTGCGTATTTCCCTCAGTTGAGATTGTAAACTCATCATATGGGTTTGTGATCAAGTCGTCTGAGTATACAGCGATATCAGCATCAGGCCTAGGAAATCGCAATGAGATTTTCTCAGGCTGGCGTGCAGGCTGACGATACGGATCACGAACATCCTTACAGCCTTCATCACAAACACGAAGACCTGGAAAATTAGGGTCGGGGCTTAGCGCAGAGTACGCACGTTTCATTTTGCAACGATCACAAATAGCAATCGTTAGAACTGCTTCGCCGCGGGTATCAAGTGTACGCGGCATTCTTACTACCTCGTATAGCAGGTAATATTAGGCGCAAAGTAGATAGGCGACTTATCGCGCTCTTCTTGCTCAGCTTGTGACCAGTATTTCTCAGCTTGTTGCTCACAATAAACGATACGATTTGCGTCTACTGTAGGAAGTTCCATAGCCATTTGATGCGCAAGCATGTTCTGAATGGCCAGATACCATCGCTGAGGAATTTCTAACTCACCTGATAGATCACCTACATCCTGAATGTGCCGATGTCTCCAGACCACGAGTTGTGGCGCAAAACCGCTAGGTACGGGCCATAAGTACATAGCAGGCTGCGGAATCGTACGATCAAACCAATACTGCAAAGGCCAATTATTGGTGAAGTTTTTGTTAGGCAGATTCGTGTAGTCATCACGATTCATACGTGCTAAAGGAATCTCAGTTGCGTTTGACCCAAACACAACTTGATGCACGCCCATATTTACGCCGGCAGTTTGTAAAATACGCCAGCATAGACCCTGCGCAGACGGGTCCAAGTCATAATATAGCCATACGCCGGTTTGCCAATTTACAGCGCCAGGGCTATACACCGTGGTCCATGTGGTGCCATCAATTGACACTTGGATGTCAATTGTAACAGACCCGGACACAGCAGGTAGAATGCCTACAGTCCCGATATACGCGCTTGTGTAAACACCAATGTTGCCTGAGTTGTTAGTAAGCTGACAAGTATTAATGTACTCACCGTCAAACGCATTTGCAGTTACGCCAGAAGAACTAAAAGGTTGATTTGTGTTAGCTAAAACAGTACGGTAGTTTGCATTAAGAATGTCAACAGTACTTGCAGGCAATTCGTAAATGTATTTGTCAGGTATCAAACCTATGACGGTTTTGTCAATGCACCAGTATTGAATACCACGATTGGCAAGATTTGATAAGACGTAGTAAAGACTTTCTTTTGCTGATAGAACCTGCTCACTTGTAAGCTCTTCTGCTAATTTGCCAGCACGACGAGCGCCATGGTCAATCAATGATTGCACTGATATGACTGTTTGACTTGTAGTTCCGCTTGTGGCCATAATTTACCAACCAGGACAATTCCAACGTTTGAGACTTGCAGCTTTACGAGTAAGATTACCCTTTTCGTCATGCTTACTACCAGGCATACCAGACATTCTAGCACAAAAACTCTTTTTACGCGCAGCATCAGCTTTAGTTTTTGGATGAGGCGCAGGTGCTTTAAGATTAGCACCAGTAGCGCGATTAAATTTTTGTCTACCCTTTTCAGTAAGACCTGCACCACGATTTGTAGGTAACTTTTCACCACGGCTAACTGAAAGTCTAGGCTCACCCCCGTCTTTCATTTTAGCTGCTGCTTTAAAGTCTGCTGCTGTAGGCGCACCTTTACTGCCAGGCTTACGCATTCTTTCGCCTGAGCCCGAAGCAATACGTTCACGTTTGTCATGTATATTGGCGTATAGACCTGCTGGACCACCTGACTTCATCTTTTTGGCACTGCGCTGTACAGAATAAGCAATGGCAGCAGCTTGCTTAGGTGGTTTACCTGCTTTAATCTCAGCAGCAATGTTCTTAGAAAATGCCTCTTTGGATTTGCTTTTAATAAGAGGCATTTACGCCACCTGAGTCATGGTTGCAATAATTGCAGGGATAGCCGGGTGTGCCGGTGACAGGCTCTCAGGCAATGCTTCAAGCGTTACTGTGGCAACATCCGGTAACCAAACCATTTCAGCGTAGTCATTTGCGGCCATCTGCAAAAAGATGTTCCAAGAAACTAGAACATAGCCATAGATATTTGCAGTCTTTCGGGCTGGAACGGTAACTTTTCCGGCAGAAAACGGGACATCAACGCCGTTGATTCTTGTCCAAAGGGTCACATCTTCTTGCGCGTTTTCAATATTCTTTACCTGAGCGCTGAACTGAAGGTTGTAGACCCCCGTAGCAGGCACAGTCATCCGCGTATTTGCCACAAGTATGATGCCATCAGCAACATCAATGGAATCAAAGGATATTGCGGTTCCGGCGGATATGCTTCCTGTTTGAGAGGCATTTCCACTAAAAGCCCCATAATGCGTGTTATACGCCCGGAGAGTGTTCAGCGTTGCTTTGACATTAGCACCAGACTGAACAAGAGGTACAAGTTCTGCGCCGGTCAGCGTTGCCGCACTGGGCATCGCGGAAATTTTCTGGTCAGCCATTACGAAGCCTCCAATACGATTTTGCTGTCATCTTCCTGCAAGACATAGCCGGGGTCTGATTCGTCAGCAATATAAAAAATTGTTACAGGCACGGCATCGTGGTATAGGTTAACCACACCGCCATCACCGACATTCTGCCCCGGGGTGTCTGTGACAGGCACATTAGCGGCACCCACACCAAGCGCACCGCCGTCTGTGGTGTTTGCCTGATCAGCAACGCCTGCGCCGCCTACGTGTGACATCAGATGCCTGCTTGAATCAAGTTCATAGTGGCAGTGCCAGTCCCTGCGGTCACAAGCACTTTAACACCCGTCACTGGGAAGGCGTAATTGCCATCAGCGTTTGCGGTTTCGGCAGCAACAGTTGGGTGCGAGAACCAAGTTGAAAAACCAGTCGCCGGGTCATCAAAGGTGTGCTGAACGCTATAAGTCACAGTGCCAGTCACAGTAACACCAAACCCCACATTAAATGGCGTTTGATTAGTATTCATTACGAGAGCGTCGCTTGAACCAACACCGGTCTGCGATACTATTTGCACTTTCATGCGCTTCTCCAATTAAAAGCAGGGGCACAAGGCCCCTACTTAATTTAGCAGCTACCGCCGCGAGCTTTTTTGTCCATCTTACCGCCGCGCTTGTATTTCTGAATAACTCCACCTGTAGCGTATTTTTCAATTACGCCACCGGTCTTCAGACCTTTATGCGCTTTGGAAGCTGGTTTTGCCTCATGAGCTTTTACTTCAGACTTAAGACCACGAATGGCTTTCATTTCTGCAGTATGCTCTTTAGCGGATTCAACTTCACCACCGGCTTTACGTCCCATAGGCAATCCGCCCATGCCAATGCCTCGCCGAGGCATAGCAGGCGCCATACCACGTCGAGCAGCACGAGGCACGCCACGCTCAGAAGGCGCAGCAGCCATAGGCATAAATCCACCATCGGCTTTTTTGACAGTACCGCCTTTTTTGAGTTTAAGCTCAACAGAAGGCTCAGTTGTCTTCATCTTAGGCATCGGTTTGAATTGTCCCATGATGTAGACTCCTTAAGCAAAAGCTTTGTAAACAATGGTCACACGAGCTGCGCCTGCAGTAGCTGCAGTACCAGTTTGTGAAAATGTGACCGTTGCGTAGTCAACGTCAGCACTACCAACGTCAGCCCATGCACTATACACACCTGTAGTAGCTACGGATGCGCGTCCTGCAGAACCCACGCTAGTTGCGGTAACGTATGCGGCGGCGGAACCAGTTTTACCTACAGTTACTGTATTGGTAGTACCTGCATCAAACGCAGTCGTAACGTCAATGTTAACGTTAACAATTTGCGCATTTGCGGGTATAGTACCAATTGTGACAGCACTTGTATCGCTATACGCAATCGTAGCAGTGATCGCGGATAGCTGGCCTGCCGAGTTTGTAACAGCATTGTTGTATGCCATGTTGAGTTCTCCTTGTAGGAGCAGGGACCCGAAAGCCCCTGCCTCAATTAGACACCAGCAGTGCCGAACATGGCGCGCCAGTCGGTCCAACCCACGTCATAACGCTCGGTGGCTTTATAACGCATAGAGTCGGTCTCAAAGTCGCCTTCCATAGTCTTCTCAAGGCCACGACGCATCATCAACTTCATACCTTCTGGAGCGTCGGTCTGCACCCACCAGGCAGTAGCACTGGTAAGACGCGAGATAACCGATGCGCCTTCAGGCATCAAACCAATCGATTTGATCGGGTTGATGTCGTTGTTGGCAGTGCCGGCACGCAGAACGCTCTTCAGCAACACTTCAGCTTGGAACACATTGCCAGGGGCAACAACAAGCTTCAGAGGTTGCAAACGGATCTTCTTGCCATTGTTGTCAACGGCTTGACGAACCTGAATAAGCATCTGCTCAAGTGAGGTTTGGCTCAGGTTAGCAGCAGTGTTCAATTGATTGCTGGAAGTACCCGACACCAGGGGGTGACTGGTAGAAATCAGCGGTACGCCATCACCACCGTTGTAACCGGCAGTGAAAGCATAGTTGAGCACATTTGCGCACAGAGTTTCTTTAGTCTCAACCAAAGATTGAGCCAAATGCTTAGCGTAAACTTGACCAATACGAATATGATCGCCATCTTCAACCAGCACTTTTGTCAACGCAAAGGCCAGGCCATATACGTTGTACACATAGCGCTTGAGGAAGAGCACACCACCTTGTTGATAGGCCACAGGGGAGCCATCAGCAAGTTGCGGTGCGGCGCCGAAACCATACAGTACCGGCTCTTCATGGTAGTTACGCGGAATGCCCTGCTGCTCACGGAAAACCGTGGACCATTCATCAGAGCGCTGGTCATAGACTCCGTCGAAGCATTCGTTAAGGATAGGCTCAACAATGCTTCTAAAGTCCGTACTTCTCATTGGGGCTGCCATTTTTTAGCCCTCCTTTAGATAGCGGTACCGGCAGCACCTGCGAACTGGAATTCGCTGATGGTTGCACGGACAATGGTGTAAGAATCTCCCCAGGCATTGCCGGGGTACGGTGCAAGATCAACGATCCGCATTTGCGCAGAATTGCCAGCACCTGCGAGGGTGGTTGACAAAGTGCACTGAGACAAGCCTGTGGTTGTAGAACCAGCAGTTGTATTGCTCAGGTCAGCTTCATCGCCAATGCTAGATTGTGCCAATGAACCTGCGGCCTGAATTTCATAAACGATGTTGGGATCGTTATAGAAATAAGCAACACAAGAACCTGCTTGATACGCAGTGCTAGCGGGCCAGTAGTTAGAAACACGAGCCCGGCCGGTAGTGTCAGTCCATTGTACGCCGGCAAAGGCTCCAACAAACGAATCACCTGCAGCAGCGGGTTGAATGGTACCACCCGTCACGTATTTGACAGGCTGACCTTTGAGAATGTCCGACCCGTAGGCCGAAGCGATACCACCGGACAGACCTTGCGCACGATCCAACCCAGAAGGATGAAACGCGGGGCGCAGACCGAACGGTGCATTAGTTGCACTCATTTTGAGTCCTTTCAAAGTGAAAAAAGACATTAGTCATATCAATTAAATATTGGAAGTGACTTAGTCTTGGCGTCGAAGTTCATGCCGTCGCCTTCAATTGAAACCAATGTTTTGCCCTGACTGTCGCGTGCACCTAGCAATTGCTCTTGTTGAACCTTGATCTTCTCTTGCTCCTCGAGAGGCGCGCGGTAGTGAAGTTCAAGCATCAACTCTTGATAGATCTCATTAGGGATCTTATACAAAAGCATTTCATTGCAAGCAACAAAGCCTATGTGCTCGCCAGCTTTCACTTTCAAATGATCAAAGCCAGGTA